TAAACAGTTGTCTGGTATGCACAGCACCATTGACGAAGCATCCACCGAGTCGGCAGAAGAGTTTGCTAAACTAATGGCAGACTTTAAAGCAAAACACTCAGATGCTGACATTGACGAATTAGTAAAACAATATAAAGATCAAGAAGCTAATGATCCAACATCTGCTAATTATACTAATCAATCTGACAGATCAAGCGATGCAACACAGTCTATTGCTCCGCCTACAACTACAAACAATCAAACTGGCACAATAGATGGGCAACCAGCTAGTCATGCAGATGCAATGGCCAAGTTTAGAGATATTGCTAAAGGCATGAAATTAAAAATGCCAGGCTCCGACGGACAAGATATGGATTTTGATTTTAGCGATCCTGACAAAATGGGTTCACAAATTCAAAGCCATGTTGGTAATATGATGAAAGGTATGATGGATAAAGTTCCACAAGGGCAACAAAAACTAGATATGCCAGGGTTTAGTGGTAGCATGGATCCACAAGCCATGATGAAAGGTATCATGGACAAAATGCCAAAAGGCAGTAATATGCCCGCTATGGAAAGCTCAGAACTAACAGCAATGCTTAAAATTGCAGGACTAAGATAAGGACTTATTATGAAAAAAATTACAGAAAGCCAGCTCAAAGATAAAGTAAATAGCCTAAGAGAATATCTAACGGTTTATGAAAATGAAAATCAGTTACTTGCAGAAAACCCATATACTGGCGCTGACGCAGAAAAGTTTGCTAGACTAAGTCCCGCAGATCAAGCATGGTATACTAAGGGCGGCAAGCAGCCAGATTTAAATGATCCGTATATCGCTAATAGAGCGCCTAACAAAGGAAAATTAGGGCCGGCTCCTCAGGCGGCACAACAAGCCGCAAGTGTTACTCGTGGTGCGGGTCAACCTGCCGCAGATGTTACTACTGATGATATTCCTTTTGATCCAACATGGGGCGGCACCAAAGCCGCGCCGGATACACGCACTGGTATGGAAAAGTTTTTACCAAATTGGGCAGGTGGCAAGGATGCCCCAGTGGCTGCTAATCAAAATGCAACTTGGAATAACAATCTACAAGCAGCCGTGAGCAATAATCAATCAGGTGCACCGCAGGCTGCAATGGTAACACCTGCTCCCGCAGATCCAGGAAATACGGCAGCAAATTCTGCATTTAATCAAGGTAATTTAGGAACAAGAGCTGATCCTGCTCCGGACCTAGCAAACATGGACATTGGTTTTGGCCCTGGCAAATTTGCTCCAGATTCAGCACCGACTGCACCTGCTGCCGCAAAAGCTAATCCTGCAAAAGTTGCTCAATTTAAAGATTTACTAGCAAAAGCCGGAGTTTCTATGGCGCCGGGCGCTGGCCAACAGGCACCGGCCCCAAAATCTACTTTTAGTTTAGCTGGCCAAGGCGCAAAACTAAACGCTAATGAAAGTACCACATACTTCTTAAACAAATTACGACTAATTGAATCACGTCAATTTAATGAAACATTGACTCCTGAAGAATCTAAACAGTTAGATAAATTATTTGGTGAGTTATCAGTTGACTTTAAAGATGATCCTGAACTTGCACCGTTGTTTGCGGCCTATCAAAAAGTTCCAAGTGTATCGTCGGCAACTCCACCAGCGGCACCAGCGGCACCAGCGGCCGGGCCAATGAGTAATGTAGATGCGGCAGTCACCGCCGCATCCACTGCACCTGCCGGCGGAGGTCCTATTGTCACAACCAGTCCGTCACAAGCTGCCGCAGTAACTCCAGCGGCTCCGACTGGTCCAGTTACTTGGAAACAGATTTACGAATTAAACAAAGATATTATTGGTGGTAATCCTAATGTAATTAAGCCAGGCCAGCAATTGAAAATGCCAGACGGTTCAACATATCCTGTTCAGGCCGGCGACAATTTAAGTAAGATTGCTAAGAAGGCAGGCGGTGGTCAAGGTGCTAAAGTAGCACCAACTAATGGTGTAACTACCCAAACAGGGCCCGCTGTTGATAAAGAAATAGCTAACCTAAGAGCCGCTAATACACAAACAGTGATGGATCCAAAACTGCCAGGATTTGATTTTAAAAAGGCCTCGGACGCCGCTAATGCGGCTAAACAACCTGCAACAGAATCGGTTGGTTATAACGAATTACAGCGTATTGTGAGTTTGGTTAACCACAGATAATAATTGAGTAAAATGCTCACATTTAGGGCATAATTTCTCTTGCTTTACTAAATAAAAGTGCGTACAATAACATGTATGCACTTTTTGTTTTACAGGTGTAAAACAATATTAGGCAAACAAAGGCATATAAAAGGAGAAATTATTATGGCATCTTTGGCTGAAATTCGGGCAAAACTTAAGGCAGCTGAATCTCGTGGTTCAGACGGTAACAGAACAGGTGGGGACAATTCAATTTACCCATTCTGGAATCTAAAAGAAGGTGACGAAGCGGTCCTACGCTTCCTTCCAGACGGAAACACCGACAACACTTTTTTCTGGGTAGAACGTGCAATGATCAAATTGCCATTCGCCGGAATCAAAGGTGAATCAGAAAGCAAACCAACTATTGTTCAAGTACCATGCGTGGAAATGTATGGCGACACTTGTCCTATTCTTTCAGAAGTTCGTGCATGGTTCAAAGACCCTGCATTGGAAGATATGGGTCGTAAGTATTGGAAGAAACGTAGTTATATTTTCCAAGGCTTTGTAGTAGAAGACGGCCTTGCTGAAAAAGAAACCCGAGCAAATCCAATCCGTAGATTTATCATCGGACCTCAGATCTTTACATCAATTCGTTCAGCACTTGTTGATCCAGAATTGGAAGATTTGCCAACTGACTTTGTACATGGTCTAGACTATCGTATGAAGAAAGGTAGCAAAGGCGGATATGCTGACTACTCAACTAGTACTTGGAGTCGTCGTGAGCGTCCATTGAATGATCAGGAACAAGCGGCTATCAAAGAGCATGGTTTGTTTAATCTAAATGACTTCTTGCCTAAAAAGCCAACAGACGTTGAGCTCAAGGTAATGAAGGAAATGTTTGAAGCAAGTGTCGACGGCGAACCATATGATATGGAACGTTGGGGACAATACTTCAAGCCAGCCGGTATGAGTCAGAATACTGGTGATCCAAACAAGTCAACTCCAAAAGCCGCGCCTGCACCAGCGGCTTCACATGATGAAGATGACGTACCTGCTCCAGTAGCCAAGACCGCAACAGCGCCAACAGCATCTGAATCAGCAGGCGGTGATTCACGTGCCCAAGATATCTTGGCAATGATTCGCAATCGTCAGAAGTAAAACGTTCGGCTTGGGCCTCTGTGACTTAGTCATACGCCCAGGTTATCATCATAGGAGAATTAACTTATGGCTACAAAAGCCTTCGATTTATCAAAATTTAGAAAGACCTTGACCAAGAGCATTGACGGTCTTGGCATTGGGTTTAACGACCCAACCGATTGGGTTAGCACAGGAAACTTTGCACTTAACTACCTAATCTCAGGTGACTGGAACAAAGGTATTCCTTTGGGTAAGGTTACTGTGTTTGCTGGCGAATCAGGTGCTGGCAAGAGTTACATCTGTTCTGGAAACATCATTAAGAATGCACAGGAACAAGGTATCTATTGTATTTTAATTGATACAGAAAACGCTCTTGACGAGCAATGGTTGAAAGACCTTGGCGTTGACACAAGTGAAGACAAGTTGCTTAAACTTAATATGGCCATGATTGATGACGTTGCTAAAACGATCCATGAATTCATGACAGATTATAAAGTAATGGAAAATCGTCCTAAAGTCATGTTTGTCATAGACTCGCTGGGTATGTTGCTTACCCCTACTGACATTAACCAGTTCCAAGCTGGTGACATGAAAGGTGACATGGGCCGTAAGCCAAAAGCATTAACCTCATTAGTTCGTAATTGTGTTAACATGTTTGGCAATCACAATGTTGGAATGGTTTGTACAAACCACACATACGCAAGTCAAGATATGTTTGACCCAGATGACAAGATTAGTGGCGGTCAAGGTTTCGTGTATGCAAGTTCTATCGTAGTTGCTATGAAGAAGTTGAAGTTGAAAGAAGACGAAGACGGCAACAAGGTTGCAGAAGTAAATGGTATTCGTGCTAGTTGTAAAATTATGAAAACA